GTTTTATGATCCTGCATTCTTTGAACTTGGCGGTGACCGCCCTGATTTCGAGCCTATGCATCGAGGATTTTCTTCGGAGTCTGAGAGCTTTATTGAGATGAGTGACGCCTACGATAACTTCCATGGAGGGTACGATGTCGTGGATGAGTGACGGATGTCAATGCGGGTGCGAGTTGTGCCCGCATTGTAACTGTCTAAAGTGCGAGCACTCTAATGGCAGCGAAGAAGAAGAGTAAGTCGCGCGTTAACGAGGCAGGTAACTACACCAAACCTGCGATGCGTAAGCGGCAGTTCAATAGAATTAAAGCTGGGTCGAAAGGCGGGAAGCCGGGCCAGTGGTCAGCACGCAAGGCGCAGATGCTTGCGGCTGCGTATAAGAAAGCCGGCGGAGGATATAAGTGATGCCTGCACCCAAAGCATCTACATTAAAAAAGAAAATTAAGGCGGGCAAAAAACTGGGCTCGACCGAAAAGGCGTCTGCCAAAGCGCGGGGCCTTATCAAGCGCGCCGACGGCAGCAAGCGTAAATCTAAAAAGTACGCAGCCAAAGGCGGGGCCCTGGTAGGTAAGCAGGCGAAGTTAGATGTCGCGGCGCCTTACGGTAAGATCACCGGCGCTGACTTTGCGGTCTTGCGGAAACGTAATCCCGAATGACGACCGCCCGCGTGCCACGCAAAAAGGGGCAGCCTGCTAAATCTAAAAAGCATAGCGACCTCTACACGGACGAAGATCCAAAGGGCACGATCCACGGGCTCAAGTTTACTACGACAGAGGATGCGCGGGCATCCGTAAATAAAATTAAAAACTCCGGGCGAGCGCACGCGCACAAGATTCAGGCGGCGATTGCTATGGAGCAGCGGGCGAGGGTGGCCAAAAAAACGGGACCGGCTGCCGTCTACCGTAAATTTATTAATCAAATGAAAAAGAAAACGGAGGCGCGGAAGAAATGAATTTCGATAACAAAATTCCGCTGGCCCTGATTGTCACCGTTTTGTTGCAGGCGGGGGGTATCATCTGGTGGGTCAGTCAACAAGCACAGACGGTAGAGATCTTAAAAAAAGAAGTAGGCACGGTCGCCTCACGCATGGCTATTGAAAAGAACGTGAACCTACAGCGCGATGTTGCAGACCATGGTCGCACGTTAGAGAACGTGCTTGAAGAGATGAAACGTCTGCATGCGATTGGTGACCACATGGCAGAGACGCGTCGTCGTCTGTCGGTTGTCGAAACACAACTGAAGTTCATGGATGAACGGGGCCGTTAATGGCGTTATCGAAGTCACAAAAAAGTTTAAAGGATTGGACTAAGCAGAAGTGGCGGACAAAGTCCGGTAAACCGTCGGGGAAAACAGGTGAGCGCTACTTACCCGAAAAGGCGATCAAATCACTTAGTGCTGCTGAGTACGCTGCTACAACTCGTGCTAAACGTAAGGGCACCAAAGCCGGAAAGCAGTTTGTTAAGCAGCCCAAAAAAATCGCAGCCAAAACGAGGAAGTATAGGAAATGACGCCGCAAAAAAATCTGACAGAACAGCAGCAGATCTTTCTCGACGCTCTCGTCGGCGAGGCACAAGGTAACATCCGTGCTGCGATGGATGCTGCTGGGTACAGCAAAAACACAAAGTCTATCGATATCGTCCGGCGCTTGAAGAACGAGATCCTAGACGTGACGCAAACCTTTCTCGCCTCGAACGGCCCACGCGCCGCGTTGGCGATGACTGGCGTGTTGGATGATCCCACTGCTCTGGGCAACCGCGACCGCATTAACGCGGCTCGTGAAGTGCTAGACCGTGTAGGCATCGTCAAAACTGAGAAGGTCGCCGTGCAGGCAGAGTCCGGTGGCCTATTTATTTTGCCGCCTAAGAAACCGAAGGAAGAGGATGACTGACAAAAAACCGCGCTGGCGTCCGGTGCCGCGCTTTAGCAGGCAGATCCCATTTGGCTATGAGGTAGACCCGGACGACCCAGATATCTTGAATCCAATTGTAGAGCAGCTAGAAGCGCTAGAACAAGCAAAAGAGTATTTAAAAACGTGCAGTTTTAGAGAGGTGGCCCGCTGGTTGTCGGCCACCACCGGACGCAAGATATCGTTCCAAGGATTGCACAAGATTGTCAGATCAGAGAAGAAGCGGAAAGACATTGCCAGACTCTACCACTATTACACCACCAAAGCGAAAGAAGCAGCGGAAAAGGAACGGCTCATCCAGTCGCGCCTCATCTACGTCGCGGAAGAAGACAGAGTCCCCCCAGTCGATCTCAGTAGCCTCGACGACCCCGACGCCCGAACCGGATGAGCTACCTGTCCGCTACGTGTTTCAGCCGAACCCGGGGCCGCAAGAGCATTTCTTTGAGTCGCCCGAACGGGAGGTGCTGTACGGAGGAAGCGCGGGCTCCGGTAAATCCTTCGCGCTGTTATGCGACCCGCTACGTTATGTAGATAATCCGAACCATGTAGCGTTGATTTTACGGAGAACAAACGATGAGCTTCGGGAGCTTATACACAAGTCTAGTGAGCTATACCCAAAAGCACGTGCCGGTGCAAAATGGTCTGAAAGAAAAAGTCAGTGGACTTTTCCGTCGGGTGCGCGCATTTGGATGTCGTACTTGGAGCAAGACAAAGACGTTCTTCGTTACCAAGGCCAGTCTTTTACATGGGTGGGTTTCGATGAGCTTACACAATATCCGACGCCGTTTGCGTGGGATTATCTTAGGTCTCGCCTACGTTCTACGGACCCGGAAATAGAACTGTACATGCGGGCAACTAGCAACCCCGGAGGGCCGGGACACGCATGGGTCCGCAAAATGTTCATCACGCCGGCAACGCCTGGCCAATCTTTTTGGGCTACCGACGTAGAAACTGGAGAGGTTCTAAAGTACCCTGCCCGCCACAGTAAAGCAGGCAAGCCTCTGTTCCGCCGGCGCTTCATCCCGGCCCAACTAAAAGACAATCCGTACCTGTACGAGTCAGGCGACTACGAGGCGATGCTGCTCTCGCTACCGGAAACACAGCGCCGGCAGTTGCTAGAGGGTAACTGGGACATCGCAGAGGGCGCTGCCTTCGTTGAGTTCGACAGGTCTACTCACGTGGTTGAGCCCTATGACGTGCCACATAACTGGCGCAAGTTCCGGGCAGCGGACTATGGTTACGGCTCACACAGTGCAGTGTTGTGGTTCGCGGTGACGCCCGAGAACACCCTGGTTGTGTATCGGGAACTTTACGTGAGTAAGGTGCTTGCAGTGGACTTAGCCCGCATGGTGCTAGAGCTAGAGCAGCACGATGGCAAGATGTCCTACGGCGTTCTCGATAGCAGTTGCTGGCACAAGCGGGGAGACACAGGGCCATCACTTGCGGAGCAGATGATTTTGGCGGGCTGTCGGTGGCGCCCATCTGACCGCAGCCGAGGCACAAGGGTGAGCGGCAAAAACGAACTGCATCGTTTGTTACAGGTAGACCCAGACACGGGCGAGCCAGGCATCACCTTCTTTTCTAGCTGTGTAAATACCGTAGCGCAGATTCCGGTCCTGCCGCTCGACAAAAAGAACCCAGAAGATATCGACACGCACGCAGAGGACCACATCTACGATGCGTTACGATATGGAATTAGTTCGCGTCCAATACCGCGTAATATATTCGATTTGGAAAAACCGACTGACAAAGCACACAAGTTTCAACCTGCGGATCAGGTCTTCGGTTACTGATAAGGAACAGAGATGGCTTACAACGACATGTCCTCGGTGGACACGGACGGCAACCCAATCAACGTAGATAGCGACGATGTGCGGCTAATGAACGGACTAGCAGGCTACGTCCGTAAACAATTCAATCGCGCAGAGGACGCCCGCTACACTGAAGAGTCTAAGTGGATCAAGGCATATAAAAACTACCGTGGCGTATACGACGCTGACGTGCAGTTCCTAGAAACCGAGAAGTCACGCGTCTTTATTAAAGTGACTAAGACCAAAGTGCTCGCCGCCTACAGCCAGATCGTCGATGTGCTACTGGCTAATGACACGTTCCCCATCACCATTGAGCCGTCGATCTTGCCGGAGGGCGTTGCCGAGAGCGTGTCTTTCGATCCCAAAGAACCTCCACAAGTGGACACAGGACGCGAGCCAGTGGATCTGTATGGCTACGAGGGGGATGGGCAGCCGCTGCCGCCAGGAGCCACTCAGCAGACCTTACAGGAGCGTCTAGGGCCACTTGAAGATCTGCTAGGTGATGTCCCTAATCTACGTGAGGGCGAGGGCAAGACGCAGTCGTCGGTCACTTTCCATCCAGCCATGGTTGCGGCTAAAAAGATGGAAAAGCAGATTAAAGACCAGCTAGAGGAGTCGCACGCCTCTACTCACTTACGTTACTCTGCTTTCGAGTGCGCACTTTTCGGCACCGGCATCATCAAAGGACCTTTTGCGTCTACGAAAGAATACCCGAACTGGGACGACGAGGGCGAGTACAACCCGACCCTGCGCACCGTGCCGGAAGTATCTCACACGTCTATCTGGGACTTTTACCCAGACCCGGACGGCTACACTATCAACGAATGTGATTTTATCATCGAGCGTCACAAGCTGACCCGCTCGCAGTTGCGTGCCCTGCGCCGTCGTCCGTTCTTCAACTCTGAGGCTATTGCAGAGGCTATCGACGAGGGCGAAAACTATGAAGTCAAATGGTGGGAGTACGATCTCATTAATACTAATGAGGATAACAGCCGACCGTTTTCTACCAAGCGTTACGAGGCGCTTGAGTTCTGGGGTGTCATCGACCGGCAAACCGCTGATGATTACGCGATTGAGATTCCGGAAGAGTTTGAAGACGCGGAAGAACTTCACGTAAATATCTGGGAATGCAACGGCCAAATCCTGCGGTTCGTAATGAACCCGTTCAC